AGGCACTAGGGGACGGAGATGGCGGATTATTAGTTGTCACAAATGACGATGCTGATAACGACGCTGATTTCTTCCAGTGGGCTGGTGGTTCTGGTGGCGTGATTGAATCATTTAAGTATGAAACTGGTAAACAGTTGTTATTCAAATCTCGTTTTAAAACTTCCGATGCGGATGCAACAGATATTGTAATGGGATTACAAATTACTGACACGGCGCCTTTGGATGTATCAGACGGCATATTTTTCTTGCTGACAGATGGAGATGAAACTCCTCAGTTTATTGTTGAGAAAAATGGAACGCAATCTACATTGTCATTACCGAATGATATGGCAGACGATACTTTTATGACGCTTGGATTCGTTTATGATCCAAAAGATCAAAAGTTTCATGTTTTCCAAGACAATGTTCTTGCTGGAACTGTTGTAAATACAAATGCCCCGGACGACGAAGAGTTAGCAATATCTTTTGGCGTACAAAACGGCGCTGCTGCGGCGAAGGTTCTTACAGTTGACTATATAACAGCTGGTAAAGAGCGTACAGCAGTTACAGAGCTGTAAGGAGTAGATTATGGCTGATGCAGTAACTTCACAAACTATCCAAGATGGTGAGAAGACTGCCATACTGAAATTCACCAATGTCTCTGATGGCACTGGTGAATCAGCTGTTAAAAAAGTAGATGTTTCTGCCCTGGCAACAAATAGTGCCGGGCAAACATGCACCTCTGTTTCAGTAGCAAGAATCTATTGGGCCACATTTGGTATGAGCGTCAAACTAGAGTTTGATGCAACATCCAATGTCCTTTTGGTTCATTTGCCAGCTGACAGCACCGGGGATGAATACTATGATTTATTTACTGGTATTCCGAACAATGCTGGAAGCGGAGTAACTGGAGACATTGATTTAACAACTGCTGGACACAGTAGTGGCGATGCTTACACGATCATTTTGGTTCTGAATAAGAACTATTAATGGCGGCCATTGCGGATGTAAAAAGATTCCCTAGCGGTAGTATTTTCTGCCGCTGGGAAAATTTTTATGATTATAATTTTACTTGGTAGAAAGACAGGAGAAGAATATGCCAAAAGTCGATGGGAAACACTATTCATATTCGCCTAAAGGAATTGCTAAAGCAAAAGCGGCAGCAAAGAAAAAAGGTGTAAAAGTTAAATATAGACATGGCGGCATGGCCGGAGGCCCAGCAGTAGGAACGGGCAGCGGATATATGGACAGGATTTCTGCTCCAATAGCAAGAGCAAACAAAAGCACTACAAGAGCTATGCCAAGAATGATGAACAAAGGCGGAGCTGCTTGGAAAAGTGAGAAAAAAGCGAACCCAGGCATAGGTAATTGTCCAGCGTCCGTAAAGAAAGCCTTGTAAATTAGATGGCAACCTCGGGTAGCAAAGATTTTGAACTAGATGTAGCAGATTACGTCGAAGAAGCATTTGAACGCTGTGGCGTTGAGCTCAGAACTGGCTATGATTTAAAAACAGCTAGGCGAAGCCTTAATCTTATGTTGGCAGAATGGGCCAATAGAGGCCTTAATCAATGGTCCATAAAAGAAAAGACTGTGGCCATGGTTAAAGACACCTTGACTTATAACATTGATACTACTAATGCAACTGCTCCAATAGATGTCCTGGATGTTTTTATTAGAGAAACTGTTAATTCTGAAATAACAGATATTCCGATGTCTAGGCTAAGTCGAGCGGAGTATTCGCATATAACTAATAAATCGACAACTGGAAAACCCAATCAATTTTTTGTCAACAAACAACTGACACCTACAATTTCAGTCTGGCCAGCTCCAGATAAAAGCAGCACTTATACAATCTATATGAATGTTTTAACCAGGATGGATGATGCGGATGCCGGGGCAAACACGCTAGACATGCCGTTTCGGTTTTATCCTTGCTTGGCCGCTGGTCTAGCTTATTACATTTCATTGAAGAGAGCTCCAGATAGAGCACAAATGTTAAAAGCATTATATGAAGACGAATTTGCCAGAGCTTTGGCACAAGACGAAGATCGTGGATCTTTTAAAGTTTCACCGGATTTGAGGAGTTATAATAACGCATAATGGCATTTGCAGCTGGTAAATACGCTTACGGGATCTGTGACATTACTGGATTTCGTTACAAACTTCAAGACATGAAAATGACTTGGGATGGCTTACTTGTCGGCCCAGATCAATGGAGTCCAAAACACCCACAGCTCATTCCAAAACCTTCTCCGAATGATCCGCAAGCTCTAAAAAATGCTAGGCCAGATACCGATGAAGACAACACAAAATTTTTGGTCTACACTAATGTTGGAAATGGAAAATTGGGCGCAGTTTTGGACACATTTTCTATGACAATGAGTGTTGGTGAGGTTACAGTAACGACATGAGCTTTACATACGCAACACTTAAAACTGCGGTCCAAGATTACCTGGAGGTTTCTGAGTCAACATTTACGACGCAGCTTCCAAACTTTATTAAAGAATCAGAAGATCGTATTTTTTCTTTTGTGCAGCTGCCAGAACAAAGAAAGAATGTCCAGGGCACTCTGACAAGCGGCAATCGATTCTTGGCAACACCAAGCGATTTTTATGCACCAATGAGTTTGGCTATTATTAGCTCAAGCACATACGATTATTTAGATTTTAAACACCCATCGTTTATTAAAGAATATTCTCCAGGCACGACAACATCTACGCCTAAATATTATTCTTTGTTCGATGAAGCAGCTTTTGAAGTTTCGCCAATTCCAAATGCGAATTTTGACGTTGAACTTCATTATTTAAACAAACCAGTATCTCTCACAAATGGTAGTGACAGTGGTACAACATTCTTGTCTACGGATTACTCAGACGCTTTGTTGTATGGATCCTTGGTTGAAGGAGCAATCTTTCTCAAGGAGCCCGCCGATGTCGTTGCCCAACTTGAGGGCAGATTTAAGGAGGCGGTAGGTAGAATGAAAAATACCTCAGAAGGTCGCGCTACACGCGACGAGTATCGTTACGATTCGGTCCGCACTAGCGTGACTTAATGCAACGAATTGAATCACTAGAAGGCAAAAGAGTAGCAATAATCGGTTTGGGAATATCCCAGGTAGACTTTGCTATAGGATTGCAAAACGGAAGAGAATGGGATGAAATTTGGTGCATCAACTCAGCTGCGGCCACATATCCATGCGATAGAATTTTTATGCTGGATCCAGCAAGCAGATTTTATGATTCAGACGATGCCGGGAAACAAACTTCGGTTATGTGTCGTCTACTTGACGAAACTGAAAAGCCAGTTTACACATGCGAACTTGATCCCAGAATAAAGAATCCAGTCTTATACCCGGTAGAAGAAGTATGCAATGATACAAAATGTGCATACTTGAATACGACTGTGGCTTATACAATCGCATTTGCTTTATGGAATAAAGTCAGCAGAATTGATCTTTATGGCATTGATTTTTCATACAAAGAGAATATGCACTTTGCAGAAGCGGGAAGGGCTTGTGTGGAGTTTTGGATCAGCAAGTGTATGAGCGCTGATATTTTAGTGGGAATCAGCGGTAGATCTACAGTCTTAGACTCAAATGTTCCAGCCACAGAGAAACTTTATGGTTTTCATAGGCTTGATAAACCTTTGGTTGCTGTGCCACATGAAGGCAAATTTATTATTGGCCCGTTTGACGAAATCAATGACAAACTCGAAGAGTTTGGTTTGAAAATCAATGAAGATGTTGTTCCGCCAGAGCCATATAAAGGATGAACATGAGTGTAGAAAGTGATTTTGTTTTAGGAACTGTGTCTGTGTCAACCACAGAATACAAAGGACATGACCCAGAATTTTGGGCTACACAGGCCACAAAAAAAATATGTGACATATCAGAAGATGCTCCAGAACATATAAAACAGCAAGCTCGTGCTTTTCAAAACCAAGTTTATACTGTAATCTTGTATACTATAAAAAATGCAATTAAGTCACAGAATACGACTAACGCTAATTTATTAGAAAAACAAGGCCATGAAGACATGGCTAAAATATTGAGGGAACTATAATGGCAATTACATCTGCGATATGCACAAGTTTCAAACAAGAGCTCTTGGTTGGAACACATAATTTTACCAATTCAAGCGGTAACAGCTTTAAATTGGCTTTATATACGAGCTCGGCTACTTTAGGTGCCGGGACCACCGCTTATGTCACCACAGGCCAAGCGACTGGCACTAATTACACGGCT